TGTCATCTCCTACTAGATCATCTCCTGCGCAAGTCCAGCCTTTGCAGCCAGCATAGGCTGCCATGACAGATCGAGCAAAGGTGTTCTGGGTCGTGGTGGAGAGCTGTCCCGACGTAGTGACTCCGTACTTAAGTACGAGCCACACATCACCCTGATTGTTAAGGACGTGACTGCACAAAATATGGGCATAACGTTTAACAAGGCGACCTACGTCATCGTTGGTGCAGTTATCTCCACGGCGTTCTCCATCATTATGAATGAAAAGGGAGCCGTCAATCGATAAATCGAAAGCTGAAGCGTCGCTCGAGATGTTGCTGTCTGCAACCCCCTCACGCCTAAAGGCGCTAACGAGGTGCTTCAATCCATCCGGGCTATGCCCCATACCAAGAGCAGCACAAGTCAAATTGCCAGCCTGGTAAGCATCCACATGAACACTGTTGTCAGCTTTATGCAACATCGCTTGGACTGTAAGATCGATTAAGCTGCTAATCCAGATTAACCTGAATCTGCCTTCTTCGGTCTTCTGGGGTGAATGCCCCTCTCCTTTCATGAAGATTTCCTTAACATCGGAGCAGCCATACTTGACTAGCTCTACAGCATCAAGCTCTTTAAGCTGTTCGCCTGCAACGGCGATCAATATAAGCCTGCTGAGAGTCAAGTTAACGACTTCCTCCGGATGATTTTTCACCCAAGCGGACTTCTTCATGTTGCGATAACGTGCACTGACCCCAGAGGACTTGTCCTCATAACTGAGGAAAGTCTTCAAAAAGCCAAGCTCACCATCTTCTAGATAAGTCTTAATCTTGGTGTCACCAATGCCCGCTGAATATTTTTCGCGGACAAGCCGGACCGCAGCATCGAACTCTTCTTGCTGCTCACTGGTCAGTTTGGGAGCGGTAGCTGTCGCAAGTCTTGCTTGCGCTTTCAAGGACCTGTCAATATTCTTCTTCGAACACATAGGAACCTTATACTCCCCCTTGGTACACCCATGGAGTCTTCCTTCACGATACCTCTCCGCAATAGTGCGAAGCTTCTTCTGAAGCTCAGATTCACCCTCTTTGGGTTTCTTTGTCTTCCCACGCGGAACATCCTGATAAGTGCCAACCCGACAAAAGTACGGGCTGTCGTTCATGTCAGGAATGACTTCACCTGGCTCTCCCTGCTGAAATGTCCACTCCGGTGTAACTTTCTTCATGTAATCA